GACGCGACTCGCGCTGGAGCTGAAGACCTCTCAGCCGACCGTCAACCGCATTCTCAAGGGCCAGCCTAACTGTCTGAGCGACACCCTGGCCGCGATCTTGGAGGTGCACAAGCGGCATTGCCGGGGGCGCCCGCAGCGTTCCAAGTCCAGCACTTAATTTTGAAGTTTCCATAACAGCATTGTCACGCACTCGATATTTCCACGCCTCATTTGTTCCCAGGAATGACACATGAACTACAAAGACGCCTTCTATAAAACTGTGCACGACTCCCCTGGCGGCTGTGAGGCGCTGGCGGTGCGCATGGGCTACACCGCTGGCCTGCTGCGCAACAAGGCAAACCCGAACTCGACGACCAACGTGCTGACGATGGACGACGCCTCGCGCGCCATGGAGATCACCGGCAACTATGAGGTGATGCATGCCCTGGCGCGCCAGCACGGTTTCGTGTGCACGAAGATCGACGAGCAGCCGGCGTGCGACATGGCGGTGCTGGAATCGGTCACCGGCCTGTGGGAGAAGCTCGGCGCCTTCGGCGGTGAGATCCACCAGGCGCTGGCAGACGGCCGGGTCGACAAGCACGAAGTTGCGAAGATCGACAAGGCGCTGTTCGTCGTGTTCCAGCTGGCCATGCAGTTGCGCGCGCGCGTGAATGGGATGGCTCAGTGATGACCATCAACCACGTGCCCACCTCGCGCCTGGCGGCGGCGCTGCTCGAGCTCCTGAAAGAGGGCCCGCGCGCGACGGACGAGATGTCCTTCCGCTTTGGCCATTCCGGTCCAACGATCCGCTACTACCTGAAGCGCCTGGAAGCCGACGGCGTGATCCATCACCAGCAGTTCTTCTACACAAGCGGCGGTGGCAGCTACTTCATCTGGTACATCGGCACCCGCACCGCCAACATTTCTGCATACCCAGCGCCGCTCGCCAGCAAGCCAGCGCGACCACCGGCCGTGATTCGCCGCGATCCGCTCGTCGCCGCGCTGTTCGGCGCCCCGGCGGCACAGCAACAAAGGAACCACCCATGATCGACCAGATTATTTCCTGCGCCGGCTACTTCAACCGCGGCCGGGAAGCCTTCTACCGTGGTGCCGACCGCAGCGCGCACCACCTGGACCTCGACTCGCCCGGCCTGCCGCACTGGCTCGCCGGCTACGACGAGGCTGCCACCGCCAGCCTGCTCAAGCCGCAGGCCGAAGTAGTGAAAGCACGCTCATGACCACCACCAACATTCTCAGCCCGAAGTGGGAGGGCGACACTGCCGCGCCCATCGATCCTGACCAGGTGCGCATCAAGGCCGTCCAGGCGCCGGTGCTGGGCGATTGCACTGGCTGCCTGTTCATCGGCCAGCGCGCCGGTGTCTGCATGCGTGCCGCTGCCATCGCTGTCGCCGCCGGGGATCCCGATTGCGACCAGGTGCTGGCCAAGCCGCGCCGCACCGTTGTCTACGTGATCGACAAGAGCGACCCGCGCCAGATCCCGCTGATCGAGAAGGGTCACTGATATGGCCAACGGTATCGACTGGTTCCGCTGGCACCACGGCAGCGTGAACGATCCCAAGTTCGGCCTGGTGGCCAGAAAGGCGGCCGCGCGCGTTGGCGATGTGATCGCTGTGTGGGCGCTGATCCTCGAGCAGGCCAGCGCGCACGCCGAGCGGGGTCTGTTCGGGGCGATCGACTGCGAAGCGACCGACTTCCTGCTGGGCGCCGAAGACGGCACCACGGCGAGCATTCTCGAAGCAATGCAGGGGCGCGCGCTGATTGACGGCGGCCGCGTCACCCGGTGGGAAGAGCGTCAGCCGAAACGTGAGCGCGTCGACACGACGGCAGCTGAGCGTAAGCGTCAACAGCGTGAACGTGACATTAGCAAGATTGGTTCTGATGCTGTCGTCACGCCAAGTCACGCCACGTCACACCAAGTCACGCCTAGAGAAGAGAAGAGTAGAGAAGAAGAGAAAAGAGAAGACGACGACAACACCAGCGCGAGCGCAACCGCGTCGGCTGGCGCCGATGTCGTCGTCGTCGATTCGCTCGATGAGACCGAAGGCCTGCGCGCCGCTCCGCTGCCGACCCGCGAGGACCCGAAGCCGAGCGCCGATCCTGCGGTAGTCCTGGCGGTGGCGCTGCGCAAGCTGGGTGTCAATGCGACCTTCACGCATCCGGCAGTGCAGGACTGGGCGTCTCGGAAGGTTCGCATGGACGTGCTGGGCGAGGCAGTGGCTGTGGCCCGGAAGCAGAAAGGCCCCGACGCCAACATCCCGCCGAACTACCTGATTCGCATTGTCGACGAACTGCTGAACCCGCCCGCCGCTTCGCCGGCATCGTTCGGCGCGCCGCCAGCAGCACCGATCCGGCTGCGCAAGCCGCAGGGCATGGACCCGAAGGGCACGGACGAAAGCTACGAGGAATACGACGCCCGCATCCGCGCTGCCGAAGCATCCCGGCGCAAAGGCTCGAACCCATGATCACGAAAACGAGTGGAGGCAACATGCTGACCCTGCAACATACCGGCGCCGGCGCGGCCACGATGTCGAGCCGCGAGATCGCCGACATCTGCGAGGCGCGCCACAACGACGTCATCGCGACGATCGAGCGCTTGATCAACGAAGGGGTTTTACGACTTGGTCGTAATACTGCCCGGGCCCACCAGGCCGACGGCGGCGGCCGCCCGACGATGGTCTACGATCTGGCAAAGCGCGACTGCCTGATCGTGATCTCCGGCTACAGCGCCGCGCTGCGCGCCAAGATCATCGACCGTTGGATGGAACTGGAAGCCGCGGCGCTGGCGCCGGCCCTGCCGCAATCGTTCGCCGACGCGCTGCGCCTGGCTGCCGACCAGCAGGACGTTATCGCAGCCCAGGCCGAGCAGCTCGCCGCTGCGGCACCGGCGGTGGAGTTCGTTGAGCGCTATGCCGACTCGACCGGCACGAAGGGCTTCCGCCAGGTGGCCAAGCTGCTGAACGCGAAAGAGAACGCATTCCGCGAGTTCCTGATCGACCAGAAGATCCTGTACCGCCTCGGCGCCGAGCTGACGCCGCACTCCCAGCACATCGACGCTGGCCGCTTCTGCGTCAAGGCCGGCACAGCCCAGGTCAGCGGGCACGCCTTCAATTCCGCGCGCTTCACGCCGAAGGGCATCACGTGGATTGCAGCCGAGTGGGCCAAGCACCAGGTGGCGCTGCGCCAGCGCGCCGGCGCCGAGGTGGCAGCGTGAGCATCATCCACGTCGCATCGGTGTCGAGCGGTATCGACAGCCAAGCCACGCTCGAACAAGCCGTCGAGCGCTTCGGCGCCCACCGGGTCGTCGGCATCTTCTGCGACACAGACAACGAGGACCAGGCCGTCTATGACCACCTCGATTACCTGGAACGCGAGATGGGCGTGCGCATTCACCGACTGAAGGCCGACTTCACCCAGCAGATCGCTGCCAAACGCTGGTTCGTGGCGCGCGACGTGCGCACCGGCCGCGAGTACGACACCAAGCCGGTCTTCGAAGTCGACGGCAAGACGCCTGTCTGGAAGCGCGACGGCTTCGGCAACATCGTCATGAAGAAGGGCAAACCGGTGCAGAAGACCCTCAAGGTGGGCGGCGGCCGGCGCAAACGCTGGTCGAACAAGGCCAAGCGTCGCGCGCTGAGCGTGCTGTACCCGACTGGCAACGCGTTCCTCGACCTGTGCATCTGGAAGGGGCGCTTCCCATCGCGCAAGGCTCAGTTCTGCACTGAAGAGCTCAAGCGAAACATGGCGGTCGAGTTCCAGCTGGGCCTGCTCGAGAAGGGCCATACCGTGATCAGCTGGCAGGGCGTGCGCCGGGACGAATCGGAAGCGCGCAAGAACGCGCCGAAGTTCGAATCGCTCGGCGGCGGAATGTACATCTATCGCCCGATCGTCGACTGGACAAAGCCGGAAGCATTCGCCTATTGCGCCGCGCGCGGCCGGGCGCCGAACCCGCTGTACTTGGAAGGCTGCGACCGGGTCGGCTGCATGCCTTGCATTAATTCGAAGAAGGAAGAGATCCGCCAGACGAGCGTTCGCCGGCGCGGCCACCTGGTGCGCATCAGCGACTGGGAGCGCATCGTCTCGATGGCCAGCAAGCGGGGCTACAGCACGTTCTTCCACAAGGTCGACAACCAGGCCAATGAACGGGCCGCGCGCATCTTCACGCGCAATGAGGTTTGGCAGGTCGTCCAGTGGGCGCAGACCACGCGCGGCGGCAAGCAGTTCTCGCTCCTTCACGATCTGGACGAGCCGGATAGGTGCTCTTCGTCATACGGCCTTTGCGACCAGGCCGCCGCATGACCACCGCCCACGACCCCTGCGCCTTCTGCGCGAACTTCACCGTTCCCGCTGACGGCGCGCCCACCGGCGAGTGCAGCGCCTGGGGCGAACAGAAACCATGGGACGGCCAGATCGGCGTGCTGTTCAAGGAAGCGCGCGACCGGGCGCCGCGTGCGCGGTATGTGGCGCGGCAGCAGGCCAACATCGAAAAACAGAAAGAGACAGCATGAAAGCAATCGACTTATTCGCTGGCGCTGGCGGTTTCAGCACGGGCGCAAGCATGGCCGGCATCGAAGTGGTGTGGGCCGCGAACCACTGGCCGGCCGCCGTCGCGATCCATTCGCAGAACCACCCGGGCGCCGCGCATCTGTGCCAGGACCTGCAGCAGGCCAACTGGCGCGACGTGCCCGCGCACGACATCCTGCTGGCATCGCCGTGCTGCCAGGGCCACAGCAAGGCGCGTGGCAAGGCCAACGGCAACCCGCAGCACGACGCCAGCCGCTCGACCGCCTGGGCCGTCGTGTCGGCTGCCGAGTACCACCGCCCGGCGTTCGCCGTCATCGAAAACGTGCCTGAGTTCACTCGGTGGGCGCTTTACCCGGCCTGGTGCGCCGCGATGGATGCGCTGGGCTACGCGCTCACGCCGATGATTGTCGATGCCGCCGACCACGGCGCGCCGCAGCACCGCGAACGCCTGTTCATCGTGGCCGTCCGAGCGAAGCACCCGATCATGCTTGATCTGGAAAAGCGCGCGCACGTCCCAGCCAGCAGCTTCATCGACTTCGACGCCGGCAACTGGCAGCCGATCGAGAAGCCGGGCAGGGCGGCGGCTACGCTGCGGCGCGTGCAGGCTGGGCGCCGTGCCCATGGGGCGCGCTTCGTGATGCCGTACTACGGCGGCGGCTCGGGACTGACTGGCCGAAGCCTGAGCCGGCCTCTCGGCACCGTGACCACGCGCGACCGGTGGGGCGTCGTTGATGGCGATCGAACCCGCATGCTCACGGCTCAAGAGTGCCGCGCGGCGATGGGTTTCCCGAACACGTACATCCTGCCGGCCAAGCACACCGATGCCGTGCACATGCTGGGCAACGCCGTATGCCCGCCGGCCGCGCGCGACGTGATCGACGCGATGTGCGCGGCCGCATGACGCTATCCCTTCGCCGCAACAACTTCCTCGACCCGGGCCTTCGCAATGCGGATGGTGTTTGCCTGCGCCTCCGCCGGGTTGTCGTACTGGTTTGCTATCGACTCGCGCAAGGCCGGCTCGCCTTCCTTGGAGGCATGGAAAGCACCCATCCATTTCCCCGGGCTGCTCGTCGACGGCCTGATGGCCCATTCGACAAAGTAGCCGTGGGGCTTTTCGTCGATCAGCGTGAACTCGGTCACTCCTTTGCCGGCTTCGTTTTCCATCGTTGTCTCCTTATAAAAAAGGCAATCCTAGCATGATCCGCGCCCCCATCGCCCGCACTGGCACCCTCAAGCCCGCGCGCCAGCTCGCGCACCAACAACCACAGCAAACGGAGTCCTGATGTTCCTCGACTGCATGAAGCACTCGCCGGTGCGCAACTCCGGCGGCATCCCTGGACTGACCAGCTGGTTGATCGGTGAGCCGGGCCCGCGCGGCCTGGTGCGCCTGATGGAATGCTCGCGCGATCACTTCGAGCCGATCGTGCCGCACTCGCACCGGTTCGACTTCGAATGCCGTGTCCTGCGCGGCAAGGTCCGGAACATCATCTGGGAGCCCGACGCGAATGGTGACGAATACGAGGCCACCACGCTCAAGTATGCCGGCGCGCCGGGCTGCTACGAGAAGACGCAGGGTGGCCGTACTCGGTGGTCGTACCGCACCGAGACGTTCCACGAAGACCACACTTATTCGATGACCGCCGACGAGGTGCATTCGATCTTCTTCGCGCGCGGTACCGTGGTGCTGTTCTTCGAAGCGGCGCCGACAATGGATACGTCGATCATTTTGCAGCCGGTCGTCGACGGCGGCATGGTGCCGACGTTCAAGGTTGAGCCATGGATGTTCGATCGGAGCGCAGCGTGATTCGCTCGGGCCTTGCTCGGTCGGGATCGCTCAAGCGCTCGGCGCTCGTTCGCAAGACGCCGATGAAGCGCGCCAGCGCGGCGCCAGCGGCCGGCGCCGGTCTGCTGCGTGTCGCTGCCGTGCAGCTCGCCCGCAAGCCGATGAAGAAGTCGCGTGTCAAGTCGACGCCGGCCCGGCGCGCCGCGCGCGGCCGCGACTGCACGCTGATGATCGTCGGCGTCTGCAACCGCGACCCGGCCACCACGGTGCTGTGTCACTCGAACCGCCTGGCAGACGGGAAGGGCATGGGCCTGAAGGCTCCCGACAGCGCCGCGTGCTTCGGCTGCAGCGACTGCCACGACGTGCTCGACGGCCGGCGCCCGCTGCCCGGCTGGATGACGCGCCAGCAGCTGGAAGACACGTTCGACCGCGCCACCGCCATCACCCAGGAAATATTCGAACAGGAAGGAATCACCGCATGAACGTAGTGTTCAACATCCCTGGCCAGCCGGTGCCGAAGGGCCGCCCGAAGTTCGCGCGGCGCGGCGCGCACGTGTCCACGTACACGCCAGCCAAGACTGTCAACTATGAGAACCTGGTCAAGATGGCCGCCACCCAGGCTATGGCCGGCGCCGAGCCGAACGCCGGACCGGTGGCGCTCTCGCTCACGCTCAATCTGCAGATCCCGGCCAGCTGGTCGAACAAGCGCCGCGCCATGGCCGCCGCCGGCACGATTGCGGCCACGAAGAAGCCCGACGCGGACAACGTGCTCAAGGGGATCAAGGACGGCTGCAACGGAATCGTCTGGCGCGACGATGCCCAAGTGGTGCGCATCCACATCGAGAAGCGGTATTCGGATACGCCCGGCGCGCTGGTGAAGGTGATGACGGCTGGAGGGCAGGCAGCTTAGGTGAGAAATGACGGTTCACTTGCCCAGTAGTTCCTTGCCTCGAGCTATAACAATTTTGAGGAATTCGTGGTCAACCATAGAGACTATTTGCTCCGAGGAAAGGAAGTGTATAAGTCCAGAGCTTTGGGTTCCCCTTAACAGCATTCCTGCAAATCTGGCTCTAGTCGTGGGGTCTTTCTCATTTTCGACCCAAATCACCGGGGAGCCGCTTAGACCATCGAAGGAGGGAAAGCTAAGGTGTCCGGGGACTTTCATAACATGCATATCTTTCAGCTCACTTGCGCCAATGTATTCTCCGCACGCCGTTACAAAGCTGATGCGAGAGTTCGGGTTTTCTCCATAATCATGAATGCTAAGCTCCGGACACAACCCGCGAAAATATAATTTCATTCCGGGGGTGAGCGTTGTCACTATGTTTTCATCTTCTAGATCGAACGGGAACTCACCCTTGAAATTCGAAAAGGTTGCTTGTGGCTGAATCCATATGCAGGCCACATCAGCGTGGTCGGTGTCATCGGGGTCAATTGATGTGTACTGCGTCATATGTATGCGCGGCGCCGATTGTTGATCCTCAGAATTCATCGCGATGTATAAATTTTCTCGATCGAAGCCCCGCAAGACATGTGACGCTGTTATGAAGTAAACATTGTCATCTCT